TGCAAAGAATTACTGACCACATTGACCAACGCTTTAACAGGCTTGAAGCAAAAATTGACCAGCTTATTGCGGGGAAATAATGCCGAGCACAAGTAAAAAGCAACACAATTTCATGGAGGCCGTAGCCCACAATGCTGCGTTCGCCAAGAAAGCCGGAGTCCCGCAGTCTGTGGGAAAACATTTCGCAACTGCCGATAAAGGCAAAAAATTCGCAAAAGGAGGCCTTATGGCTACGAAAAAAATGAGTATGGGTGGTGACACCACTGGTATGGGTCCTAACAAGCAAAAAGCTGGAATGACCATGGAGAAGATGGGCAAAGTTCGTACAGCTGCTCCTAGCCGTGATGGTATTGCTGAGCGCGGCAAGACAAGAGGCATGATGCCTAAGATGGCTGGCAACAGCATTGGCACCGGCCCCGCTGGCATGAAGCGCGGTGGCATGGCCAAAAAGAAAATGATGAAATAAGGAGTTCAAAATGGAACGCAAAACGCCAATGATGGATGAGATGGACTTCCCTAAGCACAAAATGCAGCATGAGTCCATGAAAGAACATGAAGCTGGTCACAAGCACCATAGCAAAGACTTCATGAAACATAGTGCTGGCCACATGTACGAGCAAGATAAAGCCGAGGCTTTATGCACCGGTGGATTGCCTGGTAAAAAGAAATGATGCCAAGTCGCGGTATGGGGGCTATTAGGCCCTCTAAGATGCCCAAGGGTAAGAAAACTGCCCGTAGGGATGATACTGACTTCACCCAATTTAAAAAAGGTGGATTGGCTCAACAAGCCGCGACAGCTATTGCCATGAAAGAGGCTGGCAAAAAGCCTAAGAAGATGGCTGGGGGTGGTGAACTTAAAGAAGTCCCAGAGGACAACCCCGGACTTGGAAAACTTCCAACAGAAGTGCGTAACAAGATGGGTTACATGAAGGAAGGCGGAAATGTAAATGCTGCCGGCAATTATACAAAGCCAAGTCTTCGCAAGAGGATTGTTGCCCAAGTAAAAGCAGCAGCTACTCAGGGCACAGGCGCAGGGCAATGGTCAGCCAGAAAAGCCCAGCTAGTTGCTAAGAGATATAAAGCCGCAGGCGGGGGATACAAAGATTGAAAGCGCCACAGCAATCCCTTAAAAACTGGGGCGACCAGAAATGGCGCACTAAGTCGGGAAAGCCGTCGTCAAAAACAGGCGAGCGGTACTTGCCAGAGGCGGCAATCAAGTCTTTGTCACCAGCGGAGTATGCGGCTACAACCCGCGCAAAGCGTGCGGGCAAAGCGGCAGGTAAACAGTTTGTGGCACAGCCAAAAGGCATAGCCAAGAAAACAGCGGGGTTTAGATAATGGTTGAAAAATTTATACAAAAAGCAATCAAGAAGCCTGGTGCTTTGCGCTCTGCTCTTGGCGTAAAAAAAGGTAAAACTATCCCAGCAGCCAAGCTAGCCAAAGCGGCCAAAGCTCCTGGTAAGCTGGGCCAGCGCGCTCGTTTTGCAGAAACTCTTAGAAAAATAAACAAGTAACATGGCTTACACCACGGGCACCACCGCTTTTAACATGGACTTCTCGGAGCTTGCCGAGGAGGCGTGGGAGCGCGCAGGCCGTGAAATGCGAAGTGGATACGACTTGCGTACAGCTCGTCGGTCCATGAATCTAATGACCATCGAGTGGTCCAATCGTGGTTTAAATATGTGGACGATCGAGCAAGGGACTATCACCTTGACTCCAGGATTGAATACTTATGCTTTGCCATTGGATACTATTGATCTGTTAGATCATGTAATTCGCACGGGCGCAAATGTGTCATCCACTCAGGCTGATTTGAGCATTACCCGTATTAGCGTTTCTACATACGCCACGATCCCAAATAAACTTGCCCAAGGCCGCCCAATCCAAGTTTGGATACAAAGGCTTTCTGGCGAAACAAACCCAGCGTATGCAACCCTATCTGCCAACATAAACGCTACCGATACTTCTATCACTGTAAGTTCTGTAGCAAATCTAGCCTCATCTGGATTTATCAGGATTGGTACTGAAGATATTTACTACGGCTTCATAAACGGCAACACTTTGGGCGGCATATTTAGAGGTCAAAACAGCACAACAGCTGCAAGCCACACTGCTACGGCGCCAGTTTACGTTCCGCAGCTGCCAGCAGTTACTGTGTGGCCAACTCCAGACTCAAGCCAGACATATCAGTTTGTCTACTACCGTATGCGCCGCGTTCAAGACGCCGGCAACGGGGCTCAAAATCAGGACATGAGCTTTCGTTTTCTGCCATGTGTAGCGGCCGGATTGGCGTACTACATCGCAATGAAACAACCAGAATTTATGGATAGGCTGCCAATGCTAAAGGCAGCTTACGATGAACAATTTAATCTGTCAGCCGGAGAAGATCATGAGAAGGCAACGCTGAGGCTTGTTCCTCGCCAGTCCTTTATTGGAGGAGGGTCTATCTAATGGCGCTTCCTTATGCTTCTGGCAAATACTCAATTGCCGAGTGTGATCGATGCGGCCAACGATACAAACTAAAGCAGCTCAAAGTTGAAATCATCAAGACAAAGCTGTATCAACTAAAAGTTTGCGAGTCTTGCTGGGACCCTGATCAACCTCAGCTTCAACTTGGTATGTATCCTGTAAATGATCCGCAGGCCGTATATCAGCCTAGACCAGATACAAGCTACAGAGTCTCAGGACTTCTTGCTGATGGTCAAACCGGTGGCGGCAGTAGAGTGTTTCAATGGGGCTGGGCACCAGTGGGTGGATCAAGCGGTAGTGATGCAGGATTAACGCCAAATAATTTAGTGTTGCAAGTACAGTTAGGTACAGTTACGGTGGCAGTGACATGAAAACATACGCAGAAGCACTTATTGCAGGGGATGCGCAATACTTAGGTAAAGCGTGTAAAAAGGCGGGTCATGAGGGCATCCGTTTCGTACGCAATAAAACATGCGCGGCTTGTATATCAGAAGCCCAAAAAACTCCAAACCGTAAAGCGCAGCTAAAAGCATATAGACAACAGCCAGAAATACGCGAGTATCAAAAACAATATCAAAAACAATACGCTACTACTAATTTGTATAAAACACAAAAACGCGAGTACCGAAAAATAAACGCAGCTAAGTGGACAGCTAAAACCCGCAAGTATCAGATAAGTAAAATCAACCGCACTCCCGCATGGTTAACAGAAGATGACCACTGGATGATTGAGCAGGCTTATGAATTAGCCAATTTACGCACTAAATTATTTGGTTTTAAGTGGCATGTGGATCATGTAATTCCATTGCAGGGTAGGCTTGTCTCAGGGCTGCATGTACCGCATAATATGCAAATAATTCCAGCGCGAGATAATTGTAGTAAATCAAACCGTTTTACAACGAAAACTTAGGAGTTGAATATGGCAAAAAGTGACAGCAAAGAAGACATGAAAATGGACATGAAGCAAGACAAAGCTCTTATCAAAAAAGCTTTCAAAATGCACGACAAACAAGAGCACAAGGGCGGCAAAGGCACAAGCTTGGCCAAACTTAAAGGTGGTGGCATGGTTGGCGGCAAGACCAATGAAGGTATGAAGATGGTTGGTCGCAACATGGAAAAAGCCAGAGCAAACGGCAAGTCATATTAAACGGAGGCCCTATGGCATTTAGCATGAAACAAAAAGGCAAAGAAGTCGGCCCAGCCGAGGTCTATGCACAGCCACACGATATGTCTGGCAAAAAATTAACTGACATGGGCGTTGAGTACAAGACTGACCCAAACACTATGTCCTCAGACGAATCAACCCCAGGTGGTATGCCAGCGCGTAGAGTAAACGCTGGAAACATTACCAACGGCGCAAAAGAGACTGGCATCAAGATTCGCGGCACAGGCGCAGCGACTAAGGGTGTTATGGCGAGAGGCCCAATGGCATGAACTACAGCGAGCTTGTTACAGCCGTCTCTGATTACACGGAGAATACGTTTCAAACTGTCGATATGAATCGCTTTATTGAGCAGGCTGAACAACGCATATTCAATACCATTCAGTTCCCCTCGTTGCGTAAAAACTCGAC